CCTGGTACTGATTTCTACTTCATGCGTGAAAACGGTACAGGTGAAGGTTCAATCGCTCCAACCGCTGAGGCAACATCTGCCGCAACTCCGACCACTCAGGCTACAGGTTTAAAACCTCAGTTTGATTTAGATTTGGTAGAAGCATCAGTTAAGTTTGAAACTATCGCAGGTTGGTTGTTATTGTCCAAAAAAGCAATGCGTAACATACCTGGATTAATGGCTTTCCTTAACTATCGCTTGCCTGAAAAATTACGTGATGTTGAAGATGCTCAAATCCTTTATGGTAACGGTACTTCGCCAAACATAAAAGGTATCTTGACTTCTGGTAACTATGTTGCTGGATCTGCTGCAGGTACTACTCCATTAATTGAGAAGATCATCAACGATCTATCATTATTGGAGGACACTTATAAACGTATGGCTACGGGTATCGCTTTACGTCCGGCTCAATGGTATAACCTTATCAAAAATAAGGCTGCCGGATCTGGCGAATACGATTTGCCTGATGGAGTTTCAATTGTTAACGGTCGCCCGTACATTTTAGGTGTACCATTGGCTAAGACTACTGCTTTGAATGCCAACGATTATGTTGTAGGTGATTTCGAGCGTGGAACTGAGCTTTATGTTCAGGAGGCAATGCAAATTGAATTCTTTGAGCAAGATTCAACCAACGTTCGTACGAATCAGGTTACTTGCCGTATTGAGGAAACAGTTGCTTTGCCCGTGTACGGCCCCGACTATTTTATACTCGGAAGTGCAGCGTTAGCATAATCCATACCTTTCTAAAAATAAAGAGCCTCGTTAATTCGGGGCTCTTTTATGAAGTATAGCGAGGAAAATCAATTTTATTAAGTAAATATAGTTCTTGCGCCACCTCTTTTGCTTGAATAGCAGAATATTGTCCACAAGCAACATTTATAACGAACTCTTTTAGTAATTGATATTCTTCTGAGAAAGCAATTTCGGGATCACCTTTACTTTCTTTAATGTTGTTTATTCTTTCATATACTACATCTAATGGAAGTTTACTTGTTAAAGGGAAATCAATTACATATGTAACTCCATCTCTTTTATATTCAAAGGCACCTCCGTAACAATCTAGATTAGGCCTTCTTGGAATATCTTGTATTATTTTAAAAACTGATTCGGTATTAGTTTGCTTTTCCATACCCAAATATACAATTCTTACCTATTGCCAATTGTAACATTTATATGTACATTTGATTATACTTAAAATCACAACATGGCAAAGGTTAAGTTTTTAAAGGATCATCTGGACAACAAGGCTAATCAATCAGTCGAAATAACCGATGAGCAGGCAAATTATTTCGAGCGCACTGGAGTTGCTGTAAAGGAAGAAAAGCAAGCGTACAATAACAAGCAACAAAAGGGCAATTACAAAACTAAGTAATGGAAGTCAAGATAATAACAGACGTAACGGATGAGCCTGTAACGCTGGAGGAACTAAAAGCGTTCTGCCAGGTAGACGATGACTATGCTGTTACTGAAGGTCGTTTGTTGATGTTTATGAAAGCGGCAAGGGAAGTTTTAGAAAAGGAATTAAACCTATCACTGGCAACCAAAACTTTACAATGGCAATGGGACGGATCAGAGGCAGAAATACCTTACGGGCCTATCCAGTCTATTACCTCGCTTAATTCGGTTGTTGATCCTGATACACTTATCACCGATTACGCTATCTCAGGACTTGATTTTAAGCGCATTGGAATGCCTTATTTTAATGATTGCTATATTATATACCCCGTGGGATATAACGAGACTTACGGTGCATTTAATATGACTTACGTTGCAGGTTATGAAGTATTACCCTCAGCATTAAAAACAGCTATTCAAATGCAGGTTGATATCTGGTTAAAGAATCAGGGTATGCCGATGGATGAGCTATCACCGGATGTGTTTAAGATCGCATCAAAATTCAGTAGAAATTTATTCATTCAATAATTATAATCATGGAAGAACAAGCATTGGTAAAGGTAAAAGCATTGAAGTTTTACAACATTGATGGCGCAAAAGAAATCGGTCAGGAACATGAGGTATCAAAAGACCTTGCTGATCGTTTGGTGTTCTTAGGCAAAGCTGAGATCGTAAAAGATAAAGCTGAAACTGTAAAGTCTAAGTAATGGCTGGAATCCGGCATAACTTTAGCGAGGTGGCTCAAAGACTGAATTCGATGAGCGAGAGTGTTCAACAGAAAGTCAGAGAAACTGTTGAATTTTATGCTGGGGAAATTGAAGTCGAAGCGATAAGGAATGCACCGGGGCCAGGGGATAATGTAGCTACTCAAAAAGGTACGCAAGCATTAAGGAATATTAAGCCGGATAAGGGATGGACTCCAGTTAGTCAGGCGATAGGATACCAGATCGATTCAACAGGCTACAAGGCTACTATATTTGTTGAACGTTCTGCAGGTGAGGTAGCAGCATGGATTGAATTCGGAACGGGACAAAGCGCAAGATCTTATTTAGCTAGTGTGCCACCCGAATGGAAAGCATTAGCAGCTAAGTTTTATATCAACGGTCGGGGGACGATACTTGCCCAGCCTTATTTCTTGCCCGCATTCCTAAGAAACCAAATATTATTTGTTAACGAATTAAAAGATATTTTAAGAACTGCCAGAATATGATAAGGTCTGTTAATATACCACTTAGGGAGGCATTAGTACAGAAGCTGAGCACACTCACTTATCTAGGGGTTGTTATTCCTGTATTCGATGTATTCACCAATAAGAAACAACCTGCTATCATTGGTGGATTAAGTCCTGTAACAGCTGTAGTTGCATTAGAAAACCAGACAGCAGATAACAACAGTCCTCAATGTTTACGTAGCGATCAGGCAAGCATACAGATACAAGTCAAGGTGTCATTCAATGCGAATAGTGGTAATCACGAACATTCAGAAAAGATAATGGATTTGATACTTGCTTTATTATGGCCCAATGGCAACGGATACAAGATGGACGTTCAATTATCCGATCCTTTCGATATGAGCAAATCCAGCTTAGAATCAATCCGTAATTTAGAATACCAAGATAGTACAAATAGAATATTTATGACGCAAGCATTAGTTTTATGTCAGATATCACAGCAGCCACAGAGCTAGAAAAGCAAGCTGAATTATTATACCCGATTCTTGAAGCCATGTGCCCACTTAAAAAGTTAAGGCAAATCTGGTTACAGGAAAGATGGGTTAAGGAGCAACTAGTACTGCAAAATTAACTATTGCAATTCCGTTCCAATGTTTGTACATTTACAAAAACATAATATTTAAGAACATGGCAACACAAAGAAACGGTAATGAATTCATGCTTGAAAATGATTCTGTTACTGCATTAACGGCAACACGAGGAACGGAAGCAAATTACCTACCTGTTGTGTGCCTTACTTCAAGTTCAGGTAACCTGACAAGGGCAGAACAGACTACCACTAATCAATGTGATCAGGGTAATACTTCATCTAAGCCGGGCACGCTATCGGGTACTATTTCTATTGAAGGGCAGTTATCTACATTGGATTCAGGCGAACTAACTACGAAAAAGAATGCTACCACTCTTAAAAAGCAAATCAAAGCAGGAACTATTAGCTGGTGGAGAATATCTGATGCAGCACAGGGGCCAGACGGTTTCTATGAGGCTCGTGGTTGGTTGTCTAATGTCTCTGAAACCAATCCTACAAACGATGTAGTGACGTTCACTGCAACCCTTAACCTTACTGGAGAAATCTTTGTAGAACCTGTAGCATAATTTATGAACGGGGTACTTGAAATAGAGATAAAAGGGCAAAAGCATACGCTTCGTTTTGGTGTACAAGCAGGGCTATTATTTAAATCCTACATAGTTCAGCATAAAATGAAAGCGGGCACTTTAGAAAGCAATTATGCTTTATTAGGTGATCTTTTCTATTGCGGCTTATATGGTGAGGCGATAAGAAAGCAAAGGCAACCATTGACCTATGAGGAAGCGATGGATCTGTTTGATGAATTCGGTTCAGAAGAAAACTTTGCTAATGATTCTAACAGGATGTGGGCGGCATGGGGTGAAAGCTCAGCGGGGCATGAACTGATAAACCTCAGCCAACAGGCTTTAAAAAAAAAGGAAGAACTAAACGCTCAACCCTAAAGGATATACGTATATACAGCAGACAGATCATGTGTTTTGCTTATGGCGTTTTAGGAATGAGTGTTGAAGAACTTGCCGGATTTACCTTGTATAATTTCGACCTTAAGTGTGAGGGGTATAAGCAAAAGGAAAATAAGGAAGAAAGTTGGTTTAGGAATGTAGCTTTATTCTCTGTAGCGCCACACGTTGAAAGCTCAGGTTCTTTAGCTAGTTTGTGGAGAATAGGAGATGAGAAAGATGAGCCATTGATAAGTAAAAAAGATATGAAAAGGCGGTTAGCTACTTACTGGAAAGAGAAAGAAAAGCGATTAGCAAAACTAATAAATTAAGATCATGGCAGATGCAATAATTTCCGCAGTATTAGAGGCACAAGTTACCAATTTCAGAACAGGATTACAATCTGCTGCTGCCGAATTAAACCGTACAGGTGCGGCCGCTCAGAACGCATCAAATACAATAAGTCAAAACATTGCCAGGGTAAATAATATTAACCTTAGGACATTCCAATCATCTTTAAGGGCCGGACAAGTAACAATCGCACAGACTGCCGCATCAGCAAGGACATTAGCCCCTGCATTGGCAAACGCTGGTAATTCAGCTAGGAGTTCTGGTATTATGTACATGAACTTAGGTCGGGTATTGCAGGATTTGCCTTATGGGTTTACCGCAATACAAAACAACTTAACTCAACTTATCCCGGCTGCAGGTTTAGCGGGTTTAGCATTTACAGCTATTGTATCTGCTGTTACTTTTGCAACTGTAGGTACCGGAGCGTGGACACGTGGACTTGATTCAAACGCAAAGGCATTAAAGAACAGTAAGAAGGCCTCAGACGAATATCTTGAATCGTTAAACCAATTAGATCAGGTTCAGTTAAAAGGCGCTCAGAACGCACAGAAAGAAGTCACAGAGTTAACATCGTTATATAAAGTTGCTACCGATACAAGTATCTCTATTCGTGAAAGAAGGGATGCGGTTAATGAATTGCAGGAACAATACCCTAAATACTTCAAGAACCTGCAGGATGAGACAATCCTGAATGGCGGGGCAAAGGCCGCATACGATAGCTTAACTCTTGCGATCATTGCAACAGGTCGTGCGAGGGCCGCTCAGGATTTAATTACTAAGAATTCATCCAGGCAATTAGAGGATGAACAAAAGCTAATTGATCTGGAAAAGGTTAAGCTAAAACAGATCAATGAAGTCAGGAAAGCAAGGGAACTGGAAGCGGCATCAAATATGGGTACGTCCAGTTTAAGTGCTGGAGGTGGTAGTATTACAGCCGCTAAAAAGGTATATGATGCAACTAAATTACTTGAAGATACCCAAACACAAATCAATAACTTAAAAACCGATAGTAATATCTTAACCGAAAGGAATCTTCAACTGACTAAAGCTATTACAGCAGAGGTTAAGAAAGGTGCAGATCTATCCGGTTCGGTTGGTGGGCTTGATACTGCCAAAGTACCTAAAGACAACAAAGTCCGGGAACTGAAAGATCCGACTAAGTTCAAGTTTAATGATTTTGGTAAGTACGCAATAAGCACGTTTAATAAATTAAGGGGTACTATATCTGAGGAAGAACAGAAACTATTAAGAGATCAGGAAGATTTTAACGAAAAGCTAAGCGGTATTTTAAATGTCGGATTGGTCGGTACTTTCGCTGGTATAGGTGATGCGATTGGTACTGCTCTTGCCGATGGCACAAGTGTAGTGGATGCACTAGGTAAAAGTTTATTAGGTTCGCTCGGTGGCGTATTAACTCAATTAGGTGAAATGGCTATCGGGGTTGGTATTGGATTGCAAGCGATTAAGACAGCGTTGGAATCTTTGAATCCTGTAGTTGCTATTGCTGCGGGTGTCGCTTTATTGGCGTTAGGATCTTTCGTGTCTGGTAAAGCTAAAGGCATCGGAGGCGGCATTAAGGGTAACTCTAATAACATCACAGCCTTTGCGAATGGTGGTATCGTGTACGGGCCTACAAATGCGTTAATAGGTGAATATTCAGGGGCAAGGAACAATCCGGAAGTAGTAGCGCCATTAAGTAAGTTAAAATCAATGTTAAGCAGTGGCGGCCCATCAAACTGGCAGATCATTCCTATTGTGGATAACAAAGGGTTAGCGATACAGGTTAGAAAAGGTCAAAGTCAATTAAACAGAAGCTAAATGAGTGTATCAGCATCGGTTATAGGTGTCAATCCAACAAGTCCAGGCGCTACTGATGGTTACATGACTATTAGTGTAACTTCTCATATTCCAGATAATCCCGGAGATATATTCTATTATAGCAAAGATTATGGGACTACATTTGTCAATAACAGCACGATAAAATACAAAACGTTTACAGGATTAGGTGCCGGAACATATACAGGAGTTGTTAGGGTTAATGGTGAGTTTTCCAATCCAGGAACGGTTGTATTAACCGATGGGTCACCTCCAGCGCCTGATCCAGACACATTGGTATACAAAAACGCTATCCATGCTGAATTTTGCGATAAAAACGGGGATACTGTCAAGATAGATTTCCAAAAACATGTTACTTATGGTAGTGACGACCCTATAGTTATTAATGTTGAATTGGTGGGTGAAAACGAAGATCCGGTAGTCATATCTTATAAAGATCAAGGCGATTTAAAGAGCTATCCCATCAATGGAAGCGAAGCCACATTTAAAATAGTTTCGGATGAAAACTTCGATCTTGCTCAAATGTACACGGAGGACGAGCGTGCTTGGAGAGTTGTTATTTCGGAGGCTTGGAATTGGGTAGGTTATGTAATACCAGATTCATGTTCAGAGCCGTTTCAAGCGAAGCCTTATCCTGTTACCATTACGGCTACTGATGCACTAGGTACATTGAAATATTTACCGTTTCAGAATGATGACGGCACAAAGATACGGGGGATGAAGTCTGATCAAGAAGTGTTGTGTTTAGCTCTTTCCAAAACAGGGTTAGACTTAAATATTATCATAGCGGTAAATACTACCGAAACGAACATGTATTTTGCTCCGCTTACATTTGAAAGATCCCCGCTTACCAGGACTTACATAAATACAATGGCTTTCATTAAAGAAGATGGAACTGCTGAAAGTTGTTACGAAGTAATAAGATCAATAGTTGAAAGATGGTCTAGTCGGTTGCATCAATGGGATGGAAGGTGGCAGATGGTTAACTATGAAGAACTTTCTACTGGCACCATTCAGGCGATGGAGTATCGGTCGAATGGTGACTTTATTGATCTATTTTATTTGGGGGAAAGTATAACGGCCGGAAAACAATTTATCAGGGATGTTCAGCCAGCGCAAGGAGAAATAAACATCAACAAAGCTTTATTGCTCAGCGAATCATATTACAGATTTGGGTACATTTCTAACGACTTAAATAACGGAGATTTCAATATTTGGTCTACTAATCCTACAGGATATCCTGACGGGTGGGTTCCAATGAATGGCATTACAGGATCGACCGGAATAAGGATGAACAACGGAACGCCTACTACGGATTATTATTTAATAATTGATGCGGGTGATGACGATGGTTATTTTTTAAATGATACCCCAGTACAGATAAGGGCGAATGACCTGGCGACAATATCATTTGACTTCTTTGCGCCTACAGCCTATAATGGTCTGTTTGGAGATAGGTTTGTTTTTGTTTTGGTGCATGACATTACTAATGATAGGTATTTCGTTTCTGGTAAAGGCTGGACTAGTGATTATGGTGCTTTATACGCTAAATATAATGCTAATGAATTTGAGGCCAATCAATTTACATTTAATTATACTTTAGCTGCTCAGGATTCAGATTTCCAGATACAGATTGGCCTCTATAATTTAAAAGCAGTTGGCACTAATTACACCATAAATGTAAATAACGTCGCTATACAGCCCGGTATTGCAGAATCTGCTTTTAAACCTCCTGTTGGAATATTCAATAAACAAACGCAATATGCAAAACAGACCTACACTAAAGACCCTATCTTATTATTACATGGTGATGAGCCTTTAGAAACTCAAAGAACATCAGGCATACAGATATTAGGCGCAAGCGATACGTTTTACAGGTCTCTGCAGTGGAGTAGGGTAACTGTACCAGGTGAAGATGAATCGTTGCTACATATTGTTGCTAACTCTGAATTAAGGGCGCATCAAAGGCCATATAGGATATTAACCGCAAACTTTGTGAATTCTTACTTAGTCGGGTTGGGTATAAATACGCTTTTACAAGTTGATTTAATACCTGATATATCGTTTATATTCATTTCAGGAGAATTCAGTTTAAAGACTGGCAATCATACATTGAGGTTTGCTGAAACGCTAACAGACGAGGTACCGTCATACAAAGAGGAAGTGATAAGCGATTTAGGGGAAACGCAAAGAGTTGAAACAACGAGGTTATAAAAAACACCCACGCTATCCGGCAATGGGTGATCTCATTAACGCTCTCTATGAATTATCTTTTGAAGCCGAAATCCGACTTTCTTATTTTACACATTCTGCCATCTGGATGATGGAATACAATACCTTCAATATCCCATTCCATAAGATGATAGCATATAGTATCGAATGTAGGCTTATTATGTCTAAGGATATTAAGCTCAAATTCTCCATGCTTCATCAGAATATGCTTAATAACCCTCTCTGGATTGCCTTGTATTTTTGGCCCGATTAACTCATAAGTTCCGTCAGCTAAATTAAGATCGGAATCAAATGCCTCAAAATGCCACTTGTTACCGTTCTCTGATCTATCGCATTTTATCCAGTGTGGCCAATGTCCAGTAATAAAGTCTGGTTCTTGACAGGGGATTGCATTTTCAGGAACCGCTTTGCCTTTTTTAACATCGTAACGCTTATACAATTCACCATCGATGATCGCGCATGCAGTACCATCCCATTTTCTAGTTGCCTTAACTCTTTCATCGAATACCCATTCGTTTTCAGGATTAATCTCGTTAACGACTCTACCCAAATCATTGGGGTCTTTCTTAAATAACGTGCTTATCTTTTTCATACAACGAATATACCTTTTATTTTACCCTTTGCTTATATCTATCTAAAATGTTACATTTGGATAATGAACACACCGACCGGACTTATCAATCAGAAAATAGAAATCTACTCCGATCAGGATGTGGCTAACGATTCTGGCGGGGTTGATCCGGTATTAGCTTTATATTGGGCTACATCCGCTAAAGTTGAGCAATTATCAGCAGGACGGGAAATACAAGCCAATCAGGAGTTTATTAAGCCTACTATTCGGTTTACTGTAAGGGACAGGATTGATAAGAACGTATTACCTGATATGCAGGTGAAGTACCGCAATTCGATGTTCATCATTACGAGCGCCATTCCTGATCTGGTTTATAATCAAGAGTTGGTAATAGTCGCAGTAAGTATAAGTACGCCAACGAGGGTATATAACGCAACTAACTTCATCCAGTGGGCGTATAGTGATACGGATTACTACGGTAACGAGCAAGATATACCGTTCCAGTTCGCTAAGATAGTGCCGAATGGTTCGACTAGCTTAGTATTGCCGTTCATATTCGGGTCTACAGGCAAGCGGTTATACGTTAAAGTACCGGAAGCATTCATGGAATTTGACCACTATTATATCGACGAACTTGATTACGGGGATATTCCAAACGTAAGGTGGTATCCTGTAGTGAATAAAAACGGGTTCAATTACTATCAGTCAAAGGCTAAAATATACCTTACAAACAGTTCAAACACCATAACATTTACAAAGAATGTATAATCCATCAGACCACAAGCCGCAAAATATACCTTTTGGAATAACTGACTTGCCGTTAAATGCAAAGTCTTTGTATTATGATAATGCCAGGCAATTATACAGGCAATTTGTAAGCGTGTCGGAATGTCAGAACTATTTTGCTGATGAGTTTAAAGACCCGACTTTTGAGTGTATCGTAAATACAGGCGGTGTACTAGGTTCTGATGGTCGCATTACAGGCGGTATTAATGATGCTTATTGGTTTAGGGATTCGGTAACGCTGGAAAAGAAGGTATCTAACGGATATAGCCAAGATGACATTAACTCTTTAATCTCAGTTTTAAACGGGCAATTAGATGTTATATCTGGACAGTTAGCGGAAGAAACATCAAACAGGCTTTCTGCTGATGGTGCGTTAACCTCGCAAATTGGCGACTTAACCGAGACTGTGCAGGACACTTTATATTATTGGACAGACATAGTTACCGCAACAGAAGGACAAACGCTGTTTGTGTTCCCATCGTTAATAGGTAGGTTCGTAGATCATGTGATTATAAATAAATCAGTTATTTATATCGACAATGACACTAACACAGCTAGCGAGATTGACGGAACTTTAAATTTTGATCTTGCGACTGGAACAATAACACTGCCTACCCCTTTAGGTGCTGGCGATAGAATTATAGCGAAGTATAAAAACGCAGGGTCATCCGCAATCATACCAGCTACCATTGTTTCTAAGGCTCAATTCGACGCTTTAGCTGCAGTCATAGCTGATGTTTCAGTTATCGACTATGTTGCCCCATTGCCTTTTCGTGCATATACTGCGGCAGGTGTTTATCAGGAGAACTATAGTAGCGTTACACAGACGGATTTAGGAAGTAGCGTAGATTTTGGGCGATCATCAGGGGATGTTAATATATGTCTTTACTACAGAACAGGTAAAAATGTAAGCAGTTTCCCTATTACGCCAGATATAAACTTAGATACCGTTATGGTGACGGATTCTTTCATTAGATCAATTGTAACAGGTAATGCTTCTATGGGTATTGGCTGTCTTCCCTCTGACGGTGACGGTGTGCCATTTGGCTATGTTTACCGGATTGATGGTAGTATATTTAAACAAAAGAATTATAGCGAACAGACGGTGCTTGCAACAGCACCGACTTATGTTCCAGTAACAGACATCATTAGGTTTGAGTTAATATTTAAAACCGTACAAATTTTAAATATCTATAAAAATGGGTCATTGGTAGCCTCTTTCTCTTTGCCTGAAAATCTGAGGGGCGAATATTGCGTAATCGAAAGGGGTAGGTTTTTGGCTAATCATGGAAAAGAAAGTTTCACTACTACTAAAATAGTAGCTAAAAGTGATTACGTCTCCAAAATGAAAACAGTTGATACCGCTTTATCGGTTCGGCCTACTAATGGGGACTTATTTGATGCTGAATATACGCCTACAGGCAGTAATTTAATAACAGAGGCTATTACTGGCTACTATTCATCTTCATCTGGCACAGTTCAGTCATCAAGCTCTACTTCACACTCAAACTTTATTGACGCTGCGCCAGGTGAAGCCTTTAATTTAACAGGATTCGTATCTATAAACGTAACCCCAAGTATTTTGGGTAAAGTTTTCAACTCATCGAATGTGGCTATTGGAAACTTATTACTTTCTGATTTTCCACTTGAAAACGGGGCTTATACGCCAGTTATTCCTTTATCCCTTAATACTGCCGCTAAAGTTGTTTTCAATTTCAAGAATGCTGACGCTGCTACTGCTTCGGCAAAAAGAACAACGGTATCTTATGGAAAAATTAAAGAATCCTTATACGATGCTCCAGAGTCTGTTGTTCCGAATAATTCGGGTGGGACTCTTTTGCTTGACGAAAAATTCACAGAATCAACCATTCCTAGCAATTTTGTCAATACGGACTGGGTTAAGGTAACAGGGGGAATAAAAGCGTCTACTGCTGGTTTAGCCAATTTAATCATTCACAGGCTAGATTATAATCTAGCGGTAAGGAAGTATCAAATACCTTTTGTTTTAGGTGCAAATGTCACTGGTGCTATTCTAAACAGATCTAATCCTGCAGGAGGCAACCTAAACACCCTAAATGGAGCTATGGTCAGCGTAAGCTCTTTAAATAATAATGTAGTGATCCACAATGGTAATGATGGTTCAAATACGTCAAAAGGAGCATTAATAACTACGCCATACACTTTCGTTTCTGGAAGGAAATATATTTTTGATTTAGCAATCAATATGTTTCAGCAAAGCTATACCGTAAACATATACGACACTTTGACTGGGGTAAAAACATTCATTGGCACTGATCAGTCCAATGTAAGGGTATGGTTGGATAACATTGCTTTTGCCACACTTTCCGGGACAGATTTTACTATAAGTGGAATCAGAATATCTACTGAGATTGAAGCCGGGGGACTGGTCTATTTCTTAGGCGACAGTATCACTCAGTCAACAACAGTACCGTTAGGCCCTGGTGAAGGATGGGCTTATATACTCGCATCAAGAATAGGGCAAAATTCTACGGTGTCAGGGAGAAATGGCGGGGATGTAAATTCAGGATTAAACAGGGTCGCTACTGAAGTAAGTAAATTAAAGCCTAAATACGTAGACGCTATGATTTGGACTAATGGAGAAGTATCAGAAGTAGAAGCCAATTTACCATTACTTTATAATGCGATAGTAGCCGCTGGATCTATACCTATATTCAATAATGCTCCCATGCGTTCAACTGATGCTGTAGCAAAAAATGCTGTTATCGAAGCATTCAGGGCAACGAAACCTGGTTTAAATGGGATGAAAATGCAAATAGCAACATCAATAAATAATGATCCTGCGCAGGGCACTAATTTATCGGTTTACATAGACGGCACTCACCCTAATGCGGCTGGAAATATACTTATGGCAAACAGAGCTGAAATCGACACACCAGAATTATTCAATTAACATGAGAACAAGATTATTAATATTTATGGTTTTATGTGCATCTATTTGTAGTGCGCAGATTAAAAATAACACAAGGACTAAATTCACTTCATGGCTCGGTGCGCCAACTTTAGATAACCCGCCAATAGACAGCGTAGGGGGGATTAATTTTTATCCTACAGCGAATAAACTTGGTTATAGGAACAACACGGCGAATCAGTACCTGGCTAGCGAAATGTGGGTATTAGGTAACTATTCTCCATTGGCAAGAACAATAACTATAAACGGTGTTACTTATGATTTGTCTGCCAATAGAACATGGACAATAGCAGAAACGCCACAGACTTTGTCTTTGGGGGCCGTCGCTGGAAATATAGCGATAAGTGCAGGGAATAACATTTCCCTTGCATCGTTGGCCACATCTTCAGTAACAGACGCAAATACTTTATCAAATACAAATGGCGGTCTTTACGCTTGGACTTACTCCAGTTCGGCTACAAATTTTCCATCTGCGACATCAGGAGTTGTTTTAAGTATGTTCAGAAATGGCGCTACAGCTAACTCAAGTTTTCAAATAGCTAAAGAAGCTTCTTCTTCTAATTCTTTAAGTTTTAGAGTTGGAACAGGCGCTGGGACATGGGGTAGTTGGGATATTTTTGCTGGCAGAACATGGACGGGCGACAATTATGAGCCATTAAGTGCAGCTAGCAAAAAGCAAACGGTAAATAAAAACCTGACCTCAAACACAAGTATTGAATATTTGAAGTTCGGAACCTTAGCAGTACCAGCCGCAACCAATGTATCTATAAGGCTTACTGTTACTTCAAACTCAACAAGTAACACTTATACAGGAATAATAGTTACAGATTACAGCGTTGTAATTACCGGATCTGCTATTAGTTCTATCACGTCAAATACAACAGTCGCACTTGGAACTTTAGCAGGATCTATCAATATAGGCACTCCAATTTTAGATGGTAGCAGCGTTTTAAATATCCCTATAATAGGTAATAGCGGTTCGACAAGGCAAATAAATGTTACTGCTGAAGTATTTGGTTTAAATACGGTTGTTGCTCAATTTTTTCCTTTATCGTGGGGAACATCAGGAACAGGGGTATTCCCAGGAGGGACTATAAATACAACCGAGAAATCTTTACAAGTCGGTACGGTCGGTAATGCTACAGGTGATTTCGCTACATGGTCAGCAGGAAATATACTTCAAAAGAGGACATTAACGCAAACCGTTACCGATCTAGGCATCCCCACAATGCTAAACTACACAGCAAGCGGTAACGGGTCATCTACAGCGATTGTAATCACTCACGGGTTGTCTGGTATTACTACGGCAAGTAAAGTCATTGTACAGCCATTAAATGCGGCTAGTGCTGGCGTATTGTTTGCAAGCATCACATCCACGACAGTTACCATAAATTATTCCGTTGCACCTGTTAACGGATCTTCGAACTTGAATTACTCAATCCTAATTAAGCCATAATGAAAAAGCTATTATCCCTTATCCTATTTACATTAATTGTGTCGTCCTCGCAAGCACAAAACACTACTCCGACAATAGGGCAGGTGTTTAATACTATCGCAGACATGAAACTGCAAATGGGCAATAATAATACCGTTGTCTATGTTACGGGTGGTTCTGCCTTATCGGACTATCGCGGGGCTTTCTACGTTTGGGATTCCACAAGTACCGCAACTGAGGATATGACCTCATTCAATGTTATACAGGTTACAGGAGTTAATACAGGCCGATGGATAAGAACCAATCAAAGTATTCAGAACTTGCCACAAGGCACATTGTTCAGGATCGGCCCTTTAAAGATCTTAGCGGCATCTGGCATAACTAATGCAAGCGGTGAGTTTACGCTTAATGCTACAATCGACAATACTTCTGGAGGTACAGCGATATTCAGTACCATTCTATTCAATGCCACACAAGCCACATCAGGCAGTTCAAATGCAAATGATGCTGTTATAGGAACGGTTAAAAGTGTGACAAGCGGAAAGGTTATTGTTTACCGTTACACAAAGGGCAATACTATTGGATTACTTGGGGCTGTCTCTATCGTTTTAGCTCCTGCCAGCATTCCCGTTCAATGTTTTGTTGTGGGGATATAAATTGGAATATATTTTGCTATATTTGTAATGCTTAGGGTCGTCTTGCACATTGCCTATTTGTCAAGATAATATTAAAAACCTGCTTGTTTATTCAAGTGGGTTTTTGTATTTTTACACCATAGCGGTTCCAGTTACAGAACACCGCATGACCCTAAGCAAGTCACACAAAAGTTCGGGAAGTTTTTATTATCGGGTTGTACGAAAACAAATCCATGCAATGATTTTAAGCAATAGGCGTCAACATGGTCGGGATATTCTGAAAAGGATAAAATACAACTTACCTCCAATCTGCAAGGGCAGGCACCGTAGGAATTGATAATTTAAGCTAAGTTAATCAGGCTTTTAAATACTACTTAACTGTAGCTGATTTTCAAACAGGTCTTATCCCGTATAAGCATTGCTATGTTTAATTTATATATTTGTATAATTAATAAGCAGTTATGACACCTAGAAAAAGCTACATCATCGTAAACAGGAAACGTATCAACTGGATTGAAACGGCTAAGGGTATGGATTTCAGTGATGGTAAGTCCGCTATACCTACACCGGGGAACATAGATCCTAAACTGGCCTATGCTAGTGCGATCCCATCTAAAGTAAAAGTGATCGGCAATGCTGAGCTAAAGGTATTACGTGATGTTGAAAATCAGGACTTCGAGTTAAAGCCGGGGATCTATACTGATAGGTGTGATATTGCCAATTTAAAGAATGTATCGATTAATGGGCTAGGTAAGGTCGAATTTCAGACTAAGCAACGGGCGTTTGAAATGAAAGGTGATATCAGTCACTTATCATTAGGGGGCTTCTATACTAAGAATATTCAGGACTACCAAATCGTGTTGCAAGAGGCATGGCTAAAGAAGTATAAAGACGGTGCTGGAGACTTCTTTGATGGTATCAGGCTATTCGACATAGTATCGGATAATGGAGGCGTTCTCTTCCACTCAAACGGTGCGTTAAACAAAGGTGTGCACGAAGGAATGATTAATAACTTTGAAATGTCAGGATGTACGGTTAAGAACAGCGCCAATCCGGGTATGGTTGTTTATCTTGGCAATGCCCGTAATTATTCACTGCATGACAACATAATCGACAAAGTGAATACAGGCGAAACGATTACAGATAACGGCTTATTCATGGCAAACGGGAATGGTAAATGCTTTAACAATAAAGTCACGAATCATCAAGGCAGATTAATCAGGGCATGGTTGTTTAGTCACGATGACACGGCCCTTGTTGAGATCATGAATAACTACGCTTACAATTCGTATAAGTACAGCCCTTTTGAAATTCAGGTAACACCGGATATGGCAAACAACAACTATAAGCCAGCTAATGCAAAGGTGTATAATAACACGGTAGGCAAGATGAATACTAGTAAAGATTGGGACGGTATGTTGCTGGATGTGTACAACACTGGAGGTACTTTAGAGTATTACAATAACTTAGGGTTTGAAATGAACCGTATCGAACAGGGCCGTAACGTTACAACCGGAATAACCGATATGATTAACTTTGCAGGCGGATCTCCTAAGATAATACGCAACGAAGGTAACCGCTATTTCGATACATACGAGCAAGCCATGACATTTAAAAAGGCTAATCCTCAGTACGGGTCTGACTTGGTTTTGTAAGCCATTCAATAGCCGAATAGATAGCCGCAGGTAAAGCAGCGATACACATAAATACTACTACTGTCGAAATGATGATGCCTCTGATTATTGCGCCTATTAGTGTCATGATATTTGGTTAGGTTAGTGTAAGTTAGTTATTTTTCCTGCATTTCTAAAATTGCCTCAATTGATATTTCCATCGGTGGCTGTAGTTCCCTGAACCGATGTACATAAAATGATAACTCGCTATCTTCGAAATCATCCCACTTCATTACAGGATTGATAATTTCTACTAAATACAAAGATGGCTCATCGTAATCGTCTATTTCAAAGTCTCTTACCGTATATATCTTACCTTTAACAGGATATTTTACATTTGGATGTTTTTCTAGCCAGTTATCATCTACCAATTCTACTAAGCTACCTACTTTCATATAAACCAATCATTAGTTAAGTCATCATCATTTTCTTTGCATTGTGGAATGTTCTTAGCGTATTTCTTTGAACAAGCATACAAGACTATTGCGAGTATTAGGGATAGGAGTATTTTCATAATGGCAATTCTGGTAAATACATCCAATGTGTAATCTGATTGTAAACTGCATCATGCCCTCTTTCGTATCCCCAAGTTTCATCTTGATGATCATATCTTGAAACGAATGTTTTACCTAAAAGTTTATCAGAAAAAGCCAAAACCTCATCACTGTAACCCAAATCAAAATTAGTCTGTTTTGGTAAAGCATCATTAACACTAATCCATCTTTGATTAGCCCATTTCTCAGCCGCCATTTTAGCAACCTTATCATGCGGTATCAGTTCGCCATGTTCGTCCTCAAATGGCGTGGCGTTGTAAATTTCTTCGAATGTTAACATAATGTAGCTGGTATTTTAGGTGAAGACTTATAATCCCATGATTCTGATCCATCGTATTCATATCTCTCAGACCAAGTCCCATCCTCATACCATATAAATCCGTATAGCTCCTGTGTTCCATATCCAGAACTGTAAGTCACATCTGTTTTAGATAAAAAGTATTTTAATTCAGCTTTGGAATAGCCTGTTTTTAATAACGCAACTGTTTTAGGATTAGGCTTCCATGTGGCATAGTCTATAAAACTACTTGAAGCACATTTAACTTTTTTGCCTTTTGTGTGGCTTATAAATTCTTGTCTAGCATTCATACCCTAAATATCAGCACAAAAAATAACACTTTATAGATTGTAACAACCATAATACAAAATTTAGCTATATTTGGTAATACTTAAAATTTATATACATGCCAGATCCACTTCCAATTCCAATCGATCCAAGACACCCGCCTAAGCCACAACCAAAAAAAGCTGGCAAGAAAGTAAAGAAGCCTAAAGAAAAGGAATCTTGAAAATAGCGGTTTGTTTTCTGTACGTCACATGCTCAGTCCTTTACCTTTTACAAGGTGACAGGACTTTGTTTTGGGGCGCATTCAATATAATTACCCAAATAGGCTTTATTGGTTACCTGTCCTATTTAATGGAATCTTACCAGAACAATACGGAAAATGAAAAGCTGTTCTTTATCTACATCAAATACTTATCTATTGCTAATTGTATTTACATAGCCGTATGTGCCTATAAAGAAACATCCTTTGCTATTTATAACACGGACTTATTTGCTTACATTATGGGTATTGGATTGGTTGTGTTTTTGATACATTGTGCTAAAAAGAAATGAATGTCGTGGTAAAACTTCTACATGCTTCTGTTGATTTCGTCCTGCTAAATGTGGCGTTGGCTTTGCCCGTTACGTTCAGTCCTATTGATGCATCATGGTATATGTTATGTATTGCATTAGGCTTCGTTCTAAGGATAGCGATCTTAGTTAAAGACGACAAGTACACGCACAAAGTTTTATTGCTTCACAGCGTGTTTACGGTCTGTTGGTGTTTCCTAGCTGTTCTGGCATGGAATACATGGTTTTATAGTACATGGATAAACAAGGGTAAAGCGTTTGAAATTTACTTGTTTTGTAATAGTTTGAGTGCAGTTTTTTTGGTCGGTGAGTTTGATTATATCAGCAAGACAGGAATTAAAGGTTGGCTACGGGTCAAGTTAGGCAAGTTTCTTGCTAAAGATGAAGGAGGATCTACCTTATGAGTTTTGCACAGATGTCAGGATATATACTACTAGTTTTAATGATATTGTTAACGTTTGAGACTACGAAATTCGTTTCAGGCGCTAGGTTTAACGGACGGGGTATCTACTTCATTACTGTTAACGCATGGTTCAGGGGTCATAAAGGATATTTAAACTGGCTTAGAAACAACCGGATTTATCATTGGTGTATTCTGCTTATTATTGCTTTGTGCCCTACCATATTACTATTAATTAGGCCGTTCAGCCAAGGCCACATGCTCATAAGAGATGAGCTTTCACCTTACTTTAATGTCATGTTATGGGTCGCTTTGTGTTTTGTTCTACGGATATTCTATAATCGTAAATAAGTTTTTTTCATGGGTTGTTAGTTAGCTCCGGGGTTGGTATCCTGGAGCTTTTTTTGTTATAATACAAATCCTTATATTTGATTTATGAATCAGCGATCATTTTACGATAGCATACGAGAAACCTTGTTTAAGGGATCGATTTCCTCAGATCAATTCAGGGGCATTGATGCTATTCTGGAACGTTACCATGAATTGTGTATAAATGATGTTCGTAAACTGGCATATATTCTCGCTACTGTTTACCATGAATCGGCTAAGACAATGCAACCTATAGAGGAATATGGTAAAGGCGCCAAATACGACTACGGTAAAAAGCTAAGAATGAATCGAACTGCATATAGTGTACCGGATAAGATCTATTATGGCCGGGGGTTAGTTCAGCTTACTTGGTATGATAACTATAAGGCAATGGGTAAAATCCTTAATTTGCCATTGTTAGAACAGCCTGAATTGCTTTTGAACATGGAAGTGTCTGTAAAAGTATTATTCAATGGTATGATGGAAGGTAGATTTACGGGTAAGTCATTGAAGGACTACTTCACTTCGGATAAAACAGATGCTTTTAACGCCAGGAAAATAATTAATGGACTAGATAAAGCTACAACTATACAAGGATATTTTAATGTGTTCTACGGGGCGCTAATACTTAAATAATGCCAGACGAGTTTTACCTATCCATCCGGCACATATGCAGCTTTGCGAATATCGAAGCTTATAACGTATATTTGGCTAAACAAATTGAACTATGGAACAGCAAACAAAAACAATCTTTGGAACAGTAGAGGCTATTGCTTCACCTACTCCGAAATGGGCGACTACTATTTTCAGGATAGAGTTCGTTGCAAACAAAGTGGTATTAGGTATTTTTAGTGCAAGTTCACTATTCACCCCTGAACAGGTCAAAGAATCGCTTGTTTGGATTGCTGCGATTGATACTGCAGTATGGTTGTTCGGTCGCTTTATAGGTGTTAAAAAAGAAGATTATGAAAAATAAAATATTCCTAGCCGTACTTTACCTGGCAATTGCGTTAACTCCTGCTTGTGGATCTCGTAAAGTCGGGCTGGATATTAACAAGACAAATTCATCCGATCAATCCAAGCAGTCAACCGATAGCGACAATCAATCCCAATCCCGGTCAAATGAAACAAACGATAGCAGTACTAACAACGACAAGATAGATGATGTGCGGGAAGAAGTTGAGGTAACTAACTACGATACCGCAGGACGTAAATCTAGCGTCACTAAGAGCGTTAAACAAAGCAAGTCAATAGATAAGTCGGTATTGGTCACAAAGTCGGTTAAAACGAATAATTTAAGGACTATTGAGAAGTTACGCACATTAACTATCACGAAGCATGAGCAGGCATCTTATAGCAAGAAAAAAGATACCGAAGCCAGCAACTCGCAATGGGTCTGGGCAGTCGGTATCGTTGCAGGTATAGCGGTTTTATGCTACTTCGGGATTAAGGCGCTGAGGGGTTAGGGTTTATCTACTGCCTCTACAATTATATTATAAATTTCCTGAACCACATCGGAATTGAACTTTGATAAGTCATGACTTTTAATAACTCTTATCTGATTCTGCTTATTATATCTTTTCTCCATTTCTTTAGAATGCAATGTATAAACAGATTGATTCCATCCAGAACTACCAATTTCGTAATTCCTTTCTTTTAAAGGTTTTTTAATCCTTGTAGTTCCTCCATCTAAAACTACTTGGGTTGGTGTAATTTTAGTTACTGCATGTTGTAGTATTCCAGAATACCTATTCTCAGAATATATTATTTGACCTATTTTTGGTTCTTCTAATTCTTTCATTTTCCTTCTCTTTATTTATACAGACAAGCCGGGGGTTAGTTTAATAACGGGTTAAAGAATCCGCCTTTATATAAAATGTAAATAATAATCGCAACCGTAATCAATCCGTGCCACACATTATGCTTTCCTGTTTTGGCTTTTCCGTGTTGCTCCAATGAAATACCCAGTCCTAGACAAAGTAATCCTAAGTAGATTAAAGGCCAGATCATTTCTTTTCCTCCGCATTAAAGGTTAAACCATCTTTTTTTAAGTCAGCACGAATAAGATTTTCTACATAGACCGAAAATCCACCTCTTATAAGATGATTCTTTGCTTTTTCATGTGCAGCTTTCTTGACCCTGTCATTAAGCCGAATAGTAGTAGTTGTTATCATGCTTCAAATTTAACATTTATTTATTTAACAACCTAATATTATTTATTTACGTTTGTAATAAAATAAATTTGGAATTATCATTTACACTACCTACATTTGATCCAACAAATAAAAACAACTATGAAAACAACCACAAAACAACAGGGCTACTTATTCGTAGCGATCACATTTCTACTAGCAGGACTTTATGTAGCTTTTCTTAGTCCATGCTTAATTCTATCGGTATTCGCTGTAATGGCCGCCTGTGCTATGACCTGTATTGTTAACCTAGTAATCGCTATTAAAAACATCGGGAGGAAAGGGAATGACTAGGGAACAACATGAAGCATATTTAATCAATAAATTAAAAGATGTTTTAGAAAGATTAGATGTTCAGCATGAAATATTGCTAGGCACAAATATAAGTGCTCAGCCATTATTTGAGGCTAAAATTACACTTAAGTTAATTAAAGATTTTGATGGTTTTTATATGTTGGGCAAGGAGGTTGACAATGGCTAACTTCAAATATGCCGAGCAGTCCGAGGGATCAACGGTTATAGATTTTATTCTTAGCGATGGTAATAAAGAGAAAGTCCAGGAAAAGGATGTGATTGCATACTTAGAAGCGGAAGGATTAAACATATCAGAACAGTTCGATTACAATGATTCTCCGCTTGGTGATGGTGATCCGGCTTATGATATATATACCCCAATTGAGATTGATCCGATTGTTTACCTAGATAATGAAAAGGTATTTCAAGCTACATGCGAATTGTATTATAAAAACTTAATTGAGAAAAGATGAAAACAGCAGAAGAAGTACTAGCCCAAGTTACTGAAGAACTTACCGGAACATCATACCTTAGTCAGGCTATATTGCGTGCAATGCGAATATACGCCAATAGTAAACTTGACGAAGCCGCTAAAGTGGTTATGGTTAACGTAAGTACTTCCTATTATACAAGTAGGAGTATAGATAGGAAAAAATTTAAAAGCCATACAGATAGTGTTCCTGGAATAGTTAAATCAACATGGGTAGATACTGAATCTATTTTAAACCTTAAAGATCAGATATCATGACCGCCACCGAGATCAATAAAATAAAACTGGATGCTGTTAACGATCAGCTAGAAGCATTCCGTAAACAAAGGAATAACCTGCCTAGGAATACCACATCAGAACTGATTGTATTCGCTAAGGTTCAGGTGCAAATAAACCAATTGCTGTTACAGCGTTATCCTTTATACAGATTGTTATGAATAGCATCAAACTATCACAACTAAGTACTGAATTAACCGCCTTGTCAGACATTTATTCTGAATGCACAGTGACTATCCAAGAGATCATTAATTCAGAGTACCATATCTTATTCGGTTCTGATAAAGAAAAATATGATGATGTTCTGCCGTGGGAGATCAAAAAGGCTGATCTGGCAAAACAGATAAAGGCCAAAGTAGAAGAAATCAGAAACACTTTAATATTTGAATAATGAAAACAGCACAGGAACGATTTGATGCACTGACATTAATGTCTGACACGATACATAAAGGCGATGTGGTGAACATCATGAAGGAGTATGCTACTGAAGTAGCTGAACAGGCGCTTAAAGATGCTGCTGAAAAATATAATGGGATAACAATGAAAGATGACTTCGGTTGTATTTGTGATGTTCCTAGCGCAATAACCTCAACTAAAATCATAACACCATGAAACAACTACCAAAACGCTCCATCCGGTCAACAGCAAAGCCGGATCAGACACTAGCTATAAACGATTGGTTTGCTTACATACACCGATCAGGTAATAACGCTACAGGTGCCGAACAAGTGCAAAAACAGTACGATAATTTATACGCTAATAATTTTAAGAAATGAAACGAACACTACAATTATCAGAACTAGCGCCGTATTTGCCGTATGGGGTTAAAATAATGAGGCCAGACGGAAAGACTATACTCACACTTGAAGGAATGGCAAATGGTTTAATGATATTTATGGAAGATGATCAGCCGGGGAATACATATGGTGATATGCTGGGGAATAAGCCAATTCTTAGGCCAATGTCAGAAGCGATTATTCCTTATAATGGAATTCCCATTGACGAAGATGGTTATTGTGAGCCTAACGATTTATTCATAGATAAGAATGGCGTTGTTGCTGTGGACTTTCAAGCAGGAGGGCAAACTATATCTTGGCCAGTAAAAGATATGCATTCTTTCTTGGCGAGTCTATTCAAAGAACATTTCGACGTATTCGGCCTTATCGAAGCAGGATTGGCTGTGGATATTAACACTATACAGAAATGAAAAAGCTATATTACCAAGTCTCTGATAACTATGATATGTCAAACGTTATTATGACAGCACAGCAATTAACAGATACAATGGACGCAGTTTTTACAGACGAGAAAGACCTGCCAAAAAACCAGCAACATCTATTCGCAATCGAACCTAAATGGTTAAGCGACTATCAATTTAACAAACTAAAAGAAGCGGAATTTTAACATGAAAAAAGAAAACGTAAAAGTCCTGATAAGCTCCAATAAGGAGGCTAAGGCTGTTAAGTACTTACTCGAACAATTAGGTGAAAATGTTAGTCATTCGTTTTATGACAAGGCGTTAGATCACAAATCACAATCAATCTGTTATTTTAATACTACTATTGCCGAGTGGATATGTGACTTTACTATTATCTCGCTTAAGACCATCACCATTAAACAGCTTGTCGAGTTATTGGTGACGGGCAGCGTGGATGGTAAGGCGACTATAACAAAAACCACTGAACAGCCTATCATAATCAGCGAAGATGGTGTTCCACTTTATGAGGGAGATAAAGTTTATTCTGTTCATATTTCGAGGGCTGGAGATTGGCAAATTATAGAGTTGCCTATGAAAAAACACAACGAATATGTTTTTATGCAAAAAGGCAGAGAACATGAAAGTAAAGGTTTTTCCACCAAAGAAGCCGCCGAGGCGTGGATTAAGGAACAGAATAAGCCTAAAGAAATACGACTACATCAATATTCAAAAGTACCTGCAATAGTAAGCAAAGAACGCGTATTATTCGACTACTCCAAGTCAAATTACATTGAGGTTAAAGGCAATGAACTGAAAGAGATTTACGACGCGTGGAAGTCATTGCAATAGCATTGTTACAAAACTACAATCCAATTATACCTATTTTTACTACCTAACAACCGAGACAATATGAGTACAGAAATAAGCATTTCAGAAAGTAAGTTGCCTACCATTCAGGAACTTTATGCAGACCCAAATCTGGCATTAAAACAGGATCAGTTAATGCACTACCTTAACCAACCACCCCCGGCATCATGGGTAAAGGTTCATCCTTATATTAGTAACTATAAGTATCTGCCTATCGAAAAAATCGAGTTCTTGCTTAAGAAGATATACAAGAAATACCGAATTGAAATACTGCGCGAGGGTACATCATTCAATGGGGTTTACGTTGTTATCCGGCTATGGTATCAAGACCTACTTACTGGCCAGATGGAATGCCAGGACGGCATAGGGGCTATTCAATTACAAACGGCTAAAGGCACATCCCCGGCAGACCTTGCTAACATTAACAATGGTGCTTTATCAATGGCATTTCCGCTCGCTAAAACAATAGCTATAAAAGATGCTGCAGATTTATTGGGCGACATATTCGGGGCGAATCTAAACCGTAAAGATGTTCTTGCATTTCAAATGGACACTAAGCTTACCGAATACGTTAGAACAAAAGAGGAAGATAGGGTAGTAAGGCTTATTGATGGTACTGAAACTTTGTCGGGACTTGAAAACCTTAAACCACATTTAACCGAAAACATTCAACACTTTTACGAAGAAAAATGGAACTCACTGCAAGACAAATAGCCGATTCATTCAGAATAAGGGGAAGTGCTACGATTGAAATTGTGGCTAAAAATACTAAAGGAGAGTTACCTGAAGGCGCTAAAACGCACTGTAAAAAGTGGCTAAAAGAATTTTTGTTCAAACGCAGAGAGGAGCTTAAAAACAAGTATGTTGCAAAAGGCAATGAATCAGAAGAAGATGGATTTACCTTAATGGCTGTTCAATTGAAATTAGGCATGGTCTATAAGAATACCGAAAAAAGGCGTAATGACTTTGCGTCTGGTGAATGTGACCTACACCATAATAAGGTGACTTACGATAATAAGTGTTCATGGTCATTAGATACCTTTCCTATGTTTGAAACCGAGATACCAGATCCTAAGTACTGGTGGCAGTTGCAGAACTATTCTACCTTATGGCCGTCTGAAAAACTTTGGCTTTGTTATACACTCATAAGCTCATCATTTGAAGCGTTTGAAGATGCGGTAAGGTATAAGCCAGATCACAACGAACGCTATAAAATGGCTGAAAGGATGGTTTATTCAAAGGCGGAATTTGAGCTTATGCAACATCATTTCTTTTCAGATGCTACACTTGATACTTTCGTTGAAATACCGGAAGAAAAGCGCATCAAATCATTTGAGTTTGAGCCGGATTCTGATGCTCAGAAATTGATCGAGACCAGGTCTTATATGTGCAGGGAATACATTTATCAATTGTTAATTAAAAACGGATATAAATGAACTCAAACAAGTATCCATTAGACTTCAATCAGCGAAGTAAGAAGTATAAGGTTAAGGTTTTCGATGAGACTGATTTAAACTACGTTATAGCGAACTATAAATCTAAAACGGTATCAGCACTTTCTAACGAACTTGGATTCACTACAGAGCTTATATGGCGTTATATGAGGAAGTTTAAATTAAAGCCTTTAAAGCCGCGTATCAGGAGGTCATTTAAAAATGAAAAGATTGCTCATTGCATCGAGTCATTTGTGTTTACCAATGATATCATTCAGTCCGCTAAGATGAACAACGTGGCTTCGTGTACACTTTCAATCTACCTCAAAAAGCATTACTTTAAATTGAAAGAATCGGAAAACACAATTACCATTACCTTACTTAGCAAAGTATGAGCAAATCAGTTTGGCCTAGATACGTCAATACAGGCACTCCAGTAAAACTAAGCGATTTAAAACCCGGCCAATACTTCCGGTACAATGGCTATCCAAACGATTACAGGCTACTAGAAATCATGCCAGGGTATTTAAAGATAAAAAGGCCGGATGGATGGTATGTGCATGTGAGCAAAACAAATGAACTTTATAATCAGATAGTGTATGTTGACAATAACTAACGAAGATAACATGGCCTTAATGGCTCGTTATCCAGATAAATACTTTGATTGGGCTTGTATAGATCCGCCCTATGGATTGGGGAAAAGACTAAGCGATGGAGGTGGAAAGTTAAAAAATACACCTATGGCTAGTCTTTACAGAGATAAAGATTGGGATGTGGTACCAGAATTAAAATTTTGGAGAGAAATATTTAGAGTAAGTAAAAACCAAATTATTTTTGGCGCTAATTATTTTTTAGAATACCTACCTAATACGAGAGGTTTTGTCTGTTGGGATAAACAAAATGATCTTCCGACTATGTCAGCATGTGAACTTGTGTGGACTTCACTTGACAAGCCCTCTAAAATTGCTAGATGTAGTAGCCAAGATTTAAACAGGTTTCATCCAACTCAAAAGCCTATTTATATTTATAAATATATGTTTGAATATTGCAAAATAAAAGAAAATATGAATGTAATCGACACGCATCTAGGCTCTGGCAGCATAGCAATAGCAGCACATGATTATAAAATAAATTTAACAGCCTGCGAATTAGATCCAGAATATTACGTTGCAGCAATGAAACGGATAGAACGGCATACCTCACAAACCAAGCTTTTCTAATGACCGAACTTGAACAATGGGCAGAACTGCTTACCTGGGGCGAGACGTTAAGCGAACAACGGGAAAGACTGGTTAGATTGGTACTGTCTAAAGAACAACTGGCAGAGAGGGGGAAACTTGTTAGGCCGCAAATAGAATATGGACAATTAAAATTAGAATTATGAAAGAATTAAAAGCACCCGATCTTAGGGTAGGAAATTTGGTGTTAGACAGCACAAAAAATACAACTAGAGTAGAAAGCATTTCCATCGGTGAACACCATAGGATAAGGTATGGCATACCAATAACTTCAGATCGACTGATTAATTTTGGATTTGTAAAGACAAAAGTGCCAATGAAAATTGACATCGAATATATCGATTACAGAATGGGTCAATTTGTTTTATTTATTCTTCCTAAAGGCATCGTAGAAGTTGAATTTTGCGCTGCACATAATACTATTGAAGAAAGAGGATATTTGTGTGCTATTAAGTACGTCCACCAACTCCAGAACATTTACTACGCACTCACTGGCAAAGAACTAATCTTCTAAGCCAACTTTTGAAAATAAACAACTGGAATTGTTTGATTAAATTCTTTAATTTGATTTGACGATATGTATAATTTTAACTATATTTGAATATGGAAATAAAACAACCTATAAACCCTGCAAACTTAATGACAGTGCAGGACTACGCTAAGTATATTGGCGTGGAAAGACAAACAGTTTACAACTGGATAAAAGAAGGATCTATAAAAAAAGTAGAGTTTCTTGGGAAAGCTTTTGTAGATAAATCAACTAGGAAATAATTTTTTGGCTATAAGCATTTTACAAAACGTAAAGCGATATGGAAAATAAAAGGGTAGCGATATCAAAAAAAATAAGATTTGAAATTTTTAAGAGGGATAATTTTAAATGCCAGTATTGTGGTGGTTCACCTCCAAAAGTTATACTTGAAGTCGATCATATTATACCAGTAGTCAAGGGAGGTAAAAATGTCAAGCATAACCTTTTAACGGCATGCTTCGACTGTAATAGGGGAAAGGGTAAACACGAGTTACATTCTGTACCAGAATCGCCAAATTTTGACCATGCATTGATAAAGGAAAAAATTGATCAATATAAAATGTTTACTAAAATGCAAACGCAACTTGAAACATTATTTGAAAAAGAGATTGATTCGGTGAGTGATGTATATAGTCAATATTTTCCCGACTGGATTCTTAACACTAAGTTCAGAAATGGTACTGTAAAAAAATTCATTGAACTTTTAAATCCTGCGGAGGTCAGAAATGCAATGCATATCGCTTGCTCTAAAATATCATGGAATGAAGATAAGGCTTTAAAATACTTTTGTGGTGTTTGTTGGGGTAAAATCAGGGACAGGATATGAACGGCTACGATTTATCTAGAACATGGTTTGACTGGTGTTTTGAAAATCCCGATAAAATAAAACCAAACCATAGCGCCCTTTATTTTTTCTGCATCGAACATTGCAATAGGCTTGGATGGAAAAAAAAGTTTGGTCTTCCTACCAATATGGCTAAAGAGGCGATCGGCATAAAATCATACGGAACTTATATATCAACACTAAACGAACTTGTCGAATTTGGGTTTGTTGAAATGATTGAAAGATCAAAAAATCAGTATTCAAGCAATATTATTGCCCTATCAAAATTTGATAAAGCACTTGACAACGCACTTGATAAAGCAACTGTAAAGCACGCATCAAAGCAAGTGAAAAGCACACATCAAAGCATTAGTAGTATAGATAAACCATTAACTAATAACAATACTATAGATATAAGGAAAAAAGAATTTTCTGAATCGCTTAAGGTGTTTGCTGAAAAATATAGCAAGGATATGATTAATGACTTTTATTTATACTGGTCTGAGGAGGATAAAGCTTTAAAAAAGTTTAAAATGGAAAAGGAGGAAACATGGAATACTGCTTCGAGATTAAGGCGGTGGGCAAAGAACGACTTTAACAAACCTAAAAACCAAAACATACCCAAAGGCGCAATCGATCAATCCGCAAACAAGAACCTTTTTAACGACAGATAATGAAAAAGAGAATATCAGAATACAGGGAACAGGTAATGGATCATTACGAGACTGGAGTAAGCAGGGGTGTAGATACTGGATTTAAAAGCCTTGATGAATTGCTTAGCTTTAAGCCAGGGTATTCAACATTTTACCTTGGGTTTGCTGGAGCAGGTAAAACTGAAATAGAAATGGAAATCATGTTTAACCAATCAGAATACTACGGATGGAAACACGCATTCATGAGTGGTGAGATCGGTAACATGGAGGACGTAATCGCAGAGCTAATCAGTAAGCGACTTAGAAAGCCGTTTTTTAAATCCAATCCTTATGCAGCAACTGAAAAAGAAATTTATGGCGCTATGGCTTGGCTGGATGATCACTTCTTTCCAATAAATGGAGATGAAACAGATCACACGATTGACAGTTTCTATACATATTGTGAAAGCCTTGAGCGTGAATATCAACTGAAACTACAATCAACTTCTTTAGATCCTTTTAATGACCTCGATGAAGATCTTTCTAAATTCGGTAATCGTGAGGATAAGTATTTAGCTTGGGCATTGAAAAAGGTTAGGCAAAAGGCAAAAGTTAACAACTGGCATAACTCTATAGTTACGCATGCAAAGGATTTACCGCCTATTGTATTGAAAGATATTTCAGGACAGGATGTTTACTGTACCGCAGTACCAACATTAAATAGTTTTGCTGGTGGCGCAGTATGGGGCCGTAGGGCATTCAATGTTGTCGGAGTATGGAGGCCAGAACATAACCGATTAAACGGCAAGGTTGATCTTACTATCAATCCAGCTACAGGCTTACCGTTCAGGGAAAATGAAGCTATTCTTAAAATCCTAAAAGCAAAACCAAAAGGTACGGCTAAGAAAGGATCTGTTTCAATATTCTTTGACTGGCAACGGAATCGATATTATGAGATAATCGATGACAAAAAGCATTTTGCATTCGATCACATAATTAATTTTGAGAATGTCAACAAAGAATTTGAAACAGCCTTAACCCCTAATATTCTATTCTGATGAAAGAAAAATTAAATAGATTTATGCAGTTGGCAGAAGTATATCTTGCCCAGGATTTGGATTCAAAAACCCACATCACTAAGATTATTCTAGCAAAGGGCGTGATTATTCAAATGGAAAGCGATCTGATCTTATTCGAAAAGCAAAAAGGGCCCACTCAAAAGACTATTGAGCAGCAGGAAAGAATAAACATTTTAAAATCGGCCATAAACACATTTTCAGATGTTTCTAGCAACAATAACCAGATAGCATACATATTGCATGCCCGAAATAAAGAAAGCGAATTACAGGCGCTTAAAATAAGCGAATTAGAAAAGGAAATAATTAATCTTAGAAAACAACTAAATTTTGAATAATGGAAAAGATAACCAGTAAAGAATATCAAGAACTTAAATTCCAGATCGGCCCGAAAATGAAATATAGGAATGAGAAATGTGAGGTTGATGGAGAAAAGTTCGATTCAAAAAAAGAAATGCAATATTACCTTAAACTAAAACAGTTACTAAAAGCTGGGGAAATTGTAGGATTAGAACTGCAGCCTAAATACGATTTACTTGTTAACGGAACCAAATGCGGATTCTATAAAGCCGACTTTAAGGTGTTTTGGAAATCAGGACTTATCCAGGTTGTGGACGTGAAAGGTATGCGCACCCCAGTCTATCAGCTTAAAAAGAAACTGATCAAGGCTATTTATGGCATTACAATCAAGGAGGTGTAACATCTCCATTACAAACTATAATTAACAAAATCAAAGGCGTAGATTTAGGGTATGAAAGCGGAAGTCAAACAGGAATTGAAAGATAAAGGTAGACCAGAAGTGTTTACTGAGCTTAGGTATAAACAAATAGTTGAACTTATGAAATATTCAATGGCTAAAAATCATATTATGAAAACTTTTTTAAATATATCACCTGATTTGAAAGTTTCTTACATTGCTGATCATATTATTAAATTTACTGATTTAGGTAAGATATAAGCCACTAAAACCAATTTCCGGACTAACGCCCCAGACTAACACAGAAACCCCCGCAAATCAAAGATAAATAGGTAAAAAATGGAAAAGATCAGTAGAGCAATAGACCAATGTAAAACTCTTGAAGACTTTAAAGACCTTGTCGCTCTAAGAAATCAGTGGATAGACTTTAAAGATTTTTATGACACCTATAGTAAAATGAGAGAAGGTGAAAGGTTTATTATGAAGTTTACTGATGCGGCAGCAGAATTATATGCAGAATACAAGTCAAAACAAGCTATTAAAGATTATAAAAATTTAGTAAAAAATGGAAAATAGAAACATACTATCAGACTTGGAGCATTACGAAGGGGCAAGAGTAAAAACATACGCTATGAAAACAGTAGAACAAATTAAGGACGGGCAAGCTATTGAGTTAGGTTACAATTCTTTCAGGGATTTAGTGTTAAATCCTAAACAGGACATGAAAATGAATCATATTAATTGGTGCGTCGAAAGAAGCATGGTAGAGTATGCAGATCAGTGTGTATACAAAGCGGCTGATGGAATTTTTGATGCTTTAATTAAAAAATAACAATTATGGATTTACAACCAAACTTAGATTTTAGTCAGGAAAAGAAAAATAAAATCAAAGAGCTTTTTATTAAAATTCAAAGCACAAGTATTTACTCAACTAATTTTTTTAATGAACTATATATCCAGATGCTTTTTGAAATAGGCGCTGAAACAATAGGTAATAGTGTTTATTATAAGAATTCTACTGTTGAGGTGGATTTTAGTTTAATACATAAAATTGTGGGATTTGATAACACTTCCAAGCCATGACATCCATCCAACTTTAAACCAAATAACTATGTGTAACTGTGAAAATATAGTCCCTCAAAGCAGGGAATGCTATGATCGAATGATTACTGTTGATATACCTGAACACATGTCATCATACAGGGAAGCCAGAGTAAAAGCCGGATTAAGTGATCAGATTTGTATCGACCCATGCATTTTTAATGAGATACAAGAACTATGGTCTGTTGGTGTGATAACTCATGGATCGTGCTGTGGTCACAATAAGTATAAATCCTTTGTTAACGTTGCCGATGAAAGCATAGACAAGATGCTGGAATTGGGTTACGAGCAAGAGCATTACGATCCAACTAGGCGTGACACATTTAAACTGAAATCAGCATGACCCCCATCCAATTTGAAACCAACGGGCTGACGGTGCCCTCCCACGGCATAGACCCTAATCAGAAATATGTATTGTTAATTAAATCTAAAGAATAAAAATCATGAGTTTTCACGATCACGAACCAGAAGAATACAATAAGAAGTTTGGAGTTAAAAAGCGTTTAGCTGACCAAAAGGCTAAAAAGAACACTACGCCACCTGCACAGGTAGAAAGTCAGCCAGAATTTACAGAGGAACGAATCGGTTCTTTCATTAAGGTATATGGCATGGCTAAAAATATGTCATTAGAAGATTTTATAAGCTGGTGCAAGGGTTCTGACTATTACTTTGAGAAACCTATTGTGCCACCTTCAAAATATTAATTGTTAATTGAATCTAAAGAATAAAAAAATGGAAAAGTTAAAATTTGCTCAAGAACTAATAAAGGCATCACCATCTGTAATGGCCGGGTTTAATATGTTTATCTATGGACATCCTCCTATTACTTTTTCGGATGGATTTCACGATGCAGGGGAAAGAATACAAGGCTATGAATTTGCTCAAAAAATGGCTAAAGAAGACGGTATTGCCTTTACTCACGTTTTTAAATGTGAAAGTTATAACTGTTATCCTTTTCAATATGGTGGTTTTTTTGTTTGCAATTCATGCGGAGGTAAAGGGGTAGATAAAGAGTGGTGGAAGATAAAAGTAGAAAAAGATGGTAATGCTTTTTGTTGTCATGCATTAGATTTTGTCAACCTTCAAGAAAGCAACAAATATGCTTTTGGCAATACTTTCGAGGAAGCAATTAAAAACTACGGGAGCATAGTTATAGGTTTGCTACACGTCCAAACTCCCCCAGCCGATAAATAGGGGTTAAACTGCCGAAAGGCGTAAAGGAAAAGAAAGAATGAAAACAGAAATAAATTTAGAAAACAAAGCCAAGTTATTTGCTCAGTATTGGGGACAAAATGTTGCCGGAATGACCTGCGATATGGGAGGTTGGACAGTAGGTAAAAGAAATGATTTTGATTATTTAGAGTTAAATACATTATCATCCATATCAGACGAAGATGCTATTGAGGTAGCTCACATTCTAACTTCTAATAAATACACATCTAGTGATTTTAAAATATTTCATAGCGGATCAAATCACAACCCTCCATATATATCTGTGGATTATCGGTCAGTGGATTTTCAATACAAGTGCGCTTTTCAAATTTATCTGTCCTCAAACATGATATATGCAAACATTAGTAATTCTGTAATTTGGGATTACGTAGTATCATTTCTACGTTCAAAAGGCTATGCGTTACCTTGGATGGGGTTAAGTGTAGATGAAATGATTAAGGCTGGTTGGATTAAACTGGAGGACTAACAATGGAAGAGCAAGAGAAAGATCCAATGCACAATTTAGTGTTCGATAAAGGCTTATATAGATTTGTCAAGTCACTTCAAGATATATCCGGCATGGATGAAGATGAGGCTGGAGCAGTTTACCATATTCTGGAAATGTGGGATAAGAAAGCCTATTTTCCTAAAGATAATTATTCACTACCTAAAAAATTTAACGATGAGCATAGCAACTGAGTGTATCTGTGGAAATAGCGCATACTTCTGTGATGGAACAGACGGATGTTTTCATAAACAAAAAACCATGAGCGAACAAAAGGAAAAGAGTGCCGGACAAATATTAGATGACAAAGATTTACATTGGATGTATGCACCCGGCGGTGATAATAGTAAGCCTTTATTACACGATAGAGATTGCACTTTTTGTCGTATTGAAGATAGAGTGTTGGAAGCTATTGAAGAATACGGAAATCAATTCAAATCCCAAATAGAAACCCTCGAAAAGGAGAAGGATAAATACAGGAGCGCTTTATCAAATATTGCGGCACAGCATAATTCAGGTAATCTAGTTGCGTATAATGGAAATTTCATTTATATCACAGAGTATGCAAAGTTAATACTAGCCTCCGAAGCCCTAAAGAAATGACACAGACAGAAAAGATAAAAGCTGCAAAGAAGATAGCTGGCGCCATCATCTCCAGCAACAGATTAGAACGGCAAATATACGAACAGTTAGCGTATAATGGTATTGATTGGGCCATTAAGCATACTCAAACAGACTTAATGGCTACAGTTGACAGAACTAACTTATCCGAGAAGGACAAGGCGCTTATCAAAGGTGTGTTCTATTCATGGATAGAATGTTATGAGCCTGACAAATGACATTTGCACTTTTAAAAGGGATTGCGTAGATTTGGGTTTAAGTGCATTTACATTTATTTACAATGCAAGAAAATCATATAAGGTTTGCTGATAAGTATTTCGAGACATTAAATGCCTCTGAATCAGCTATATATGCAGGTTTTACCAAAGACGCTGCGAGGCAATCAGGTTATCAATTATTACAACGTGAAGACATTCAGGATTATTTAGCTAAACTAAAGGCTGAATCATCAGAGAAACACGGTATATCAAAGGAAAAATGGCTTTCTGAATTGTCTGTATTAGGTTTTAGTAATATTCAGGATTATATTGGTATTGAAAATTCAATAAATGATATTTCTCAAATTGACCCGGTAAAGGCTAAAGCTGTTTCTTCTGTTAAAAAGTCTATTACAGAATTTGAAGGTGGGGGAAAAACTGTTGTTGAATTTAAACTTTATGATAAACTTAGTGCCCTTGATAAGATTGGAAAACATTTTGGTTACTTCGAGAAAGACAACAGCCAATCAGCGCCAGTTATCAACAATGTCATTAACTTAGGCGAAGGAGAGAACCCGAATGCCCCTACTGACTAAACAGAAACATGCCGTTTATTATCTGAATGATAAAGTAACAAGTGAGATCATATACGGTGGCGCTGCCGGTGGCGGCAAGACTGCATTGGGCTGTTTAAGGGAGATTGAGCAAGCGCAAAAATATCCAGGTTCAAGAGGCTTGTTAGGTAGATCCAAACTAAAGACATTAAAAGAAACAACACTTAACACCTTCTTTGAGCAAGCCTCAATCCATAAAGTATCGAATCAATTCAAGTTTAATGCACAGGAAAATATCATCCATTGGAAAAATGGCAGTGATACCCTCCTAAAGGATTTATTCTTATATCCATCCGACAAAGAATTTGATAGTTTAGGGTCGCTAGAGATTACCAGGGCTTTTATAGACGAGTGTAACCAGATAGTTCATAAGGCATGGGACGTTGTCGGCTCCCGTATTAGGTATAAGCTCAATGAGTTTGATTTGATGCCTAAACAACTAGGTAGCTGTAACCCCTCAAAAGGATGGGTATATAGCAAGGTATATAAACCTAATCGGGACGGTGTGCTACCAGAAGATATTAAGTTCATACAGGCCCTTCCTAAAGACAACCCATACTTACCACCCTCATACGTAAAACGATTGCTTAGGATGGAAAAGAATAGCCGAGAGCGACTTTATTACGGCAATTGGGAATACGATGATGATCCGGCAGCGTTAATGTCAATCGACGCAATCAACAATCTATGGTCGAATACCTTTGTCAGATCAGGTAAAAAATACATAACTGCAGATATTGCTAGGTTTGGTAAGGATAAATCAGTTATCATAGTATGGGATGGATTAAGAGCAATTAAAGTAGTTGTCCTATCCAAGAAATCAGTTACTTGGGTTGCTCAGGCTATTGCTGATCTAAAGAACGAATACATGGTGCCGTTATCGCAAGTGATATGTGATGAGGACGGTGTAGGCGGTGGCGTGGTTGATATATTGGGATGTGTAGGATTCGTTAATAATTCCAGCCCCCGTTATTCAGAAAACTTTGAAAACCTAAAGGCTCAATGCTATTACAAGCTATCTGAAATTGTTAACGCATCGCTAATGTATTTAGGTTGCATCACTGAATCCGATATGGTAGCTGAAACAATTGAGGAACTGGAGCAAGTAAAACAGAAAGATATGGATAAGGACGGAAAAAAGAAGATCATACCTAAAGATGCCGTAAAGGAATTATTAGGCCGTTCACCGGATTACTCTGATGCAATAATGATGCGTTGCTATTTTGAGATTCAGGAAGATTTGGATTTAGAATCAGAAATGGTATAATGTAACTTTTTTGTAACTTAACGTAAAATAGCTTAGTTTTACATTCATGAATATATTCAAAAAAGCGTGGCAGGATGTAATGGGCACTAAAGCCTATTATTCGCCGGGAGTAACAATGCTTTTAGGTGGCACGTTTGGATGGAACTATAAAGGCAAACAGGCTCAATTATCTAAAGGATATGAGAACAAAATAGTTTATGCGGTAGTTAATGTTCTGGTTAGAAAGCTAGTCGAAGCACCTATACTTGTAAGCAAGGTTAAGAGCGAAAAGGATCTTGCCAGGGTAAAGTCTTATAACTTCGCAAAAGGGAACGATACAGGGCAATTTAATATCCGGTTTACTAAAGCATTAGAGGAATTGGATAGCCACCCATTAATTGACCTGTTAAACAACCCTAATGAATATCAGACAGGGATTGAGTTGCGTGAATCTTTCTGGTTTAATTATGAGCTGACTGGTGACGGGTTCTTATTCGTTGAACGTGGCGCTAGTGATCCTGTATTCCTTCATTGCTTACCATCAGACAGGGTATCGATTAAGCGTGTTGATGGTGATTGGCGCAAACCTATCACTGGTTATTCATTCAATACATGGGACGGTAAAACTGTTGATCTTCCTTTTGACGATGTAATGCACTTAGCTAAGTGGTCGCCAAATGACCCTAAAAATGGCGGTTACTCACCTATGCAAGCAGTAGGATCTGCAATTGCTAAGAATGATCAGAATGATTTGGCTCAGGGTGCGGCATTTAAAAACGGTGGTACGGGAACTATTATAAGTTCTGATATCCTTGTACAAGACGGTAAAAGCTATTCTAAGCTGGAAAAAACACAGGTAGAGAGCATTAAACGCACAGTTGAATCGGAATGGCAAGGCGCAAGTAATAATGGTCGTATCCATGTTACAAATGGCGCAATTAAGGTTGATAAGCTAGGGGATACGCTAATCGACTTAAACGCCATTGCCGCAGATGACCAGGACGCTGTCCGTATTGCTGCAGGTTGGGGTGTTAATTCAATCCTAATCGGTGATAAGTCGGGAGGTACTGAAAATAATGTGAAGGTAGCTGAAAAGCAATTGGTTACTAATGTGGTTGTGTCTGAATTGCGTAAATTCGACATGAAGTTTAAAACATTCTCTAAGAAATGGTATAGGGGGGAGCGATTAGATGTAAGCCATGACCTGACAGAGTTTGCCGAATTAGCGCCTGACTTAGCCCTAATGAAAACAACATACGGGGACGCCTGGTACATTACAGGCAATGAGAAACGTAAATTATTTGCTTATGATGAAGATCCTGATCCGAATATGAACAAGTATTTAGTCCCTAATGGCCTTACTCCGCTAGACAATGTTTTTGCCGATCCTTTCGCTGATACACCTAATCCGAATGACGTAAATCAACTGTAATGGCTAAGGCTGAATTTCATATCACACTGGATGCATCGCTATTAATCCAATCCTATAATAAGGGAATGGAAGATGCATTTATATTAATTGAGGAATCTTACGACAAATTCGGGCAAATGGAGGCGCAACTTAATGTATCTAAAATAGACCTTCCAGATGAAGGAATTTGACAAAGAACGTGAACGGTTTGCTAAGGCTCATTCAATAGCTGAGAAGCAAGCACTGCCATATTTCCGTAAAGCATTAGCGGCTAACATTGCTCCTGTTCTTAAATGGGTTGAAGATTTCGGAACAGACAATGTACCTGTAGAAAAGCTGATCAAGGAAGACGTTTGGATGCTTACATATCCGCAAGTTTACCAGATCATCGGGATGAAGTTCGCTAAGAATGAATACTACTGGCAAAGGAATAATGAAGGGGTTAAGGCAAGTGCAATTGAGTTCTTAGTCGATATTTGGTCGGGTACATTGAAGGATTATGCGCTTAAATACACCTATCAAATACAGAGACAACTAAATGATACTACAATTGACATAATAACCAGGGCGCTAGGTGATGAGGCTTTCTTGGGGCTGGATAGATTAGGCCGAGTTAGGTTATTCTTTAAGAATGTTAAAGATGCAATGAAATCACGATCGCTTTCAATATCCAGGACAGAGGCTACAACCATATCAAATCTAGGGAAAGAGATAGGTGCCAGGTCTTGGATAGATCAGAACGGAGGTCAAGGTTATAAGGTTTGGTTAGGCCGTAATGATGAGCGTGAAAGGAATACACACTTAGCAGAAAACAATACTATATTACCAATTGATGATCTTTATGATTTAGGTGGTGACTTGTGCAATCGGCCCGGTGATATAAACCTAAAACCTGCAAATCGTATTAACTGCCGTTGTACTCAATCGGTAATGTCCCAAAATAGGTATAACAGGCTAATTAGTTTGGGCAGGATAGTAAACGGTAAACTTATAGGTGCCAGTTAAAAAATGGGCATAAGAATGGCCCATCGTGACTTTAAATTCATTTCATTTGTTTTTAACAAACTAGCATTACTGCCATAATCCCTTATAATTGAGTTAATATAGTTTTTATGCCAGGGTAATCCAATCGATATTTTAAATATAAAGAACTGAATTTCAATAAAATTAGCACCTCTTGTTTTCCAAAAATATGAAAACCAATTTCTTCTTATTGATACATTGAACCAAAACACCCAATTAACTTTTTTCATACACAAAAATACATATTTGCATTTATAAATTATTTTGTACATTTGTTTGTAACATCAATTTTACATAAATGGATTTAACTAAAGATTTTCAATCAGAAGTAAAAGACCTCGACGAAAAAACGGGTTATGTTGAAGCGTATGCTAATGCCTATAATAATGAGGACAGCGACAAAGACATTTCAGCACCTGGGTCTTTTATTAAATCCGTATCAGAATCATTTAAGAAGATCAGGGTTTATAAGAATCATGACACTACTTTAATGGTTGGTGTTCCTAAAAAGATCGATACACAAGATAATTACGGGCTTCTTACTGGCACACAATTCCAGATGAATACCAATCTTGGCAAGGATATGTTTAATGATGTTAAGCTAATCACTGAAAACAATCAGGATGCCGATCTATCAATTGGTTATCGTGTATTAAGACGGGACGCTAAAGACAGCAGGATCATTAAAGAATACGGATTGAAAGAATATTCATTCCTTACCTCTTGGGGTGCAAATCCTTTAGCGGTTGTTACTGGACTTAAAGACGTGAACTCAGTTAATAAGCTGATCGACCATTTAACAAAAATGTATAACCTCCCGTACTCAGATTCTAGACTGGTACAGGTTGAAAACATATTAAAATCACTCACGATTGCGCCGCAGTTCAGCACCCATGAAGATGAGCCGATAAACGAAATATTAACTCACTTAAAAAATTCCTTAAACTAAGATGGAAATTAAAGAAGTAAAAGAGGCTATCGACGAAGCTGCGAAAGGTCTTAAAGATGAAAGCGCAGGAGCGTTGCGTAAAGCAAATAACGCTATCGAGGACGCTAAAAAAGCTATGGACGCATTAGAGCTTAAAGCCTCTAAGGAAGAAGTAGAAAAGCTAAAAAACGTTGTTGAGGACTTAGAAAAAGAATTGCAAAAATCTATCGATGCTGCGATTGCTAAGTTTGAAACTAAAGCAAACGGTTCTACTGCTGTTAAATCATTCGAATCAGTTCTTGCTAAAGCTGTTGAAGACAATACCGATAACATCGAGAAATTCGCTAAAGGCGAGATCAAGAAATTCGGTTTTGAACTTGATATCAAAGGCGTGGACATGAAAGCGGTTGGTGCTATGGGTATCAACAACGTAACAGGCCCATCACAGTGGGCAGGTATCCAACGTCCGGGAATCATCACCAATCAAAACACCATGACACACATGCGTGATCTGATTAACGTGTTTCCTTCCGGCCCTGGTACTGATTTCTACTTCATGCGTGAAAACGGTACAGGTGAAGGTTCAATCGCTCCAACCGCTGAGGCAACATCTGCCGCAACTCCGACCACTCAGGCTACAGGTTTAAAACCTCAGTTTGATT